ACCCGGTCCCGGTGGTATACCTGCTTTTCCACCTGCTGGAGATTACGGGTATGATGGAGGAGCGGGTCAAGGATCGGGTCAAGGCGAAGGCCCCGGTAACGGTTTTTCTAATCCTGCAAACGATCCCAACGCTAGTTTTGATGCTTTTGGAAATACTTACGGAACACAGGAAGCGGCACAAGCTGCTGATGTAGGCGATCAGCAATCTGCGGCGCAGGCTGGTTTTGAAGAAGGTTACGGTAAAGAAAAAGGTTTAGACGCTTTATCACTTTTTGAAAATAAAATAAATAATCCTGTAGAGCAAAAAGGAGTTTTAGGATTACTTTCTAAATTTAGTCCGTTATCTATGTTAGGGAAATATGCTGTAAAAAATCAAAACTTAAGCGCTTTATCTCAATTAAAAGATCCTAATCAAAAAGTTGAAAAAAGTTTTTTAGGTAATTTGCTTTCCGGTAACAAAGCTAAAACACATTCTAAATATTCACCTGTTTTTGATCAGGCGGGTAATATAGTAGGTTCTGCGTCAATAGGGGTGGACGAGGACGGCAACGAGTCAACCATGGGCTACCGCGGTGATCGGACCGTGAATGTTTTTGGTCCTCCCGATGTTCAAGGCTATGTAGACGCGATGAACGAAGCGGGCCAAGGGGGCCCCGGAGACAGGCCCGATATTTTTGACGACACTATTGTTAATCCTGATGATCCAGCAGATCCAGTAGATCCGGATGATCCAGTAGAGAATCCTTTTTTAATTAAAAATTTAGATATAATACAACCCGGAACTACAGTAGCTGGCGAGGTTCCCTCTATATATAACCAAGGCGGTGTTGTGTCACTGGATCCTTTTAAACAACTAAGGAATAGAATGTAATGGCTGAAAGAGACAAAAAAGGTTTTGCAAGTTCTTTAATGGACTCGAGCGTAAGCAGTATTCCTTCTGAGATAGATGAAGACGATCTGCGGGCCGAGATTGAAATAGAGTTGCCTGATAGCCAGAACAATGTAATGGCGATGATAGAAGCGGAAGATGTGGGTGGTATTGAGATCACGCCTGAAGATGATGGCGGTGTGGTAGTTGATTTTGATCCGAGTGACGAGCGCGGTGATAGCGGTGATTTTTATATGAATTTAGCGGAAGAAATGCCTGAACGCGAGCTTGGTCGTATTTCAAGTGAGTTATTGGGCGAGTATGACGCGAATAAAGCCAGTCGTCAGGAGTGGGAAGATACCTATTCTAATGGTTTAGAGTTGTTGGGCTTTAATTATTCTGAGCGAACGCAACCGTTTCGTGGCGCGTCGGGCGTGACGCATCCTTTATTGGCCGAGGCTGCTACGCAGTTTCAAGCGCAGGCGTTTAATGAGTTATTGCCTTCTGGTGGCCCTGTAAAAACACAGGTTATGGGCGAAGAAACCATAGAAAAAGTGGCACAATCGCAGCGTGTTAAGCAATTTATGAATTATTATTTGACCTGTGTGATGGAAGATTACACGCCGGACATGGATCAAATGTTGTTTTACTTACCGTTAGCGGGCAGTACGTTTAAAAAAGTATATTACGATGAAGTTATGGACCGGGCGGTAAGTAAGTTTGTTCCTGCGGAGAACTTGGTTGTGCCGTATGACACGTCCGATTTGGATAGTTGTCCTAATATTACGCAATCTGTTCGTATGTCATTGAATGATTTGCGCAAAAAACAAGTATCAGGATTTTATTTGGATGTAGATGTTATCCCTGCGCAGGAAGAAATGGGGGAAATAACAAAGGAATTAGATAAAATAGGGGGCTTTGAGCCCAATGATATTGATTACGACTGCACCATACTTGAGTGCCACGTTGATTTAGATTTAGAAGGTTATGAAGAAGTTGATGAAGACGACGAGCCAACAGGGATAAAAGTACCTTACATTGTGACAATTTCTCAAGACAATGGTGAGGTTTTAGCTATTCGTAGAAACTATCGTGACGACGACGATACAAAAAAGAAAATACAATATTTTGTGCATTACAAGTTTTTGCCGGGATTTGGTTTTTACGGACTAGGTTTAATTCACACTATTGGCGGATTGTCGCGAACCGCCACAGCGGCACTGAGGCAACTTATCGACGCGGGTACGTTGTCCAACCTCCCTGCGGGTTTTAAAGCCCGCGGACTACGGATCAGAGACGATGATGAGCCTCTTCAACCCGGTGAGTTCCGAGATGTGGACGCTCCCGGAGGGGCTATCCGTGATAGTCTTATGCCGCTGCCTTTTAAAGGCCCAGACCAAACATTGTTTAATTTGTTAGGTTTTGTGGTTAATGCCGGCCAACGTTTTGCAACCATTACGGATATGAAAGTTGGCGATGGTAATGAAAACGCTGCGGTTGGAACAACCATGGCAATGTTGGAACAGGGCTCGCGGGTCATGTCCGCGGTTCACAAACGGTTGCATTATGCAATGCGGTTGGAGTTTAAGATACTTGCGCGGGTAATGCACGATAGTTTGCCCCAAGAGTACCCTTATTCTGTTGCGGGCGACGATGCGACGATTATGGCATCTGATTTTGATAGCAGGGTAGATGTAATACCTGTGTCTAATCCAAATGTATTTAGTCAGTCTCAACGTATTTTATTAGCGCAGACCAAGTTACAGTTAGCGGGTGCAGCGCCTGAGTTACATAATATGCATGAAGTTTACCGCGATATGTACGAAGCGTTGGGCGTGATGGATGTAGATCGGATAATGACGGCGTTGCCGGACAGCGAACCGATGCCCACGGACCCTGCCAAGGAAAACATTAATGCATTAGAGATGTTGGATTTAAAAGCCTTTAAAGGTCAGGATCATCAAGCGCATATTATGGCGCATATGATATTTGGTGCATCGCCCATGGTAGGTAATCTACCACCTGTTGCAATGATCTTACAAAAACATATTTTGCAGCACATACAGATACAGGCTCAAGAGCAAGCAGCCGGACAACTAGCGCAACAAATGGAGGCTTCGGGGCAGGAAATGAATCGGCAGCAAGATATGGTAGCGATGGATACTCTAACGGCGCAGCTTATTGCGCAAGGTATGCAGCAGGTTAAAGAACTATCTGCACAAATCTCAGGGGAAGGGGAGCAAGGCCCTGATCCACTGGTACAGCTTAAAGAGCAAGAGCTTCAGATTAAAGCACAAGCTGAACAGAACGATGCGCAAATTGATGCACAAAAAATGCAGCTTGATACGCAATCCTTGCAGATGCGCAATCGCCAGTTTGGCGAAAGGTTAAGTGCGCAGGAACGTCAGACTCAAGCCCGCATTGATTCCGCAATGGAACGGGAAATACTTAAACAACAAGGAGATTAATATGAAAGATCGCAAAATAAATGTAAACGGAACGCCGCCGCCTAGTACACCGGCAGCCGTAAAATATGCTGATATTAAAGGACAAGGGCGCATTCCATATGGTAAAACTGCGGAAGCAAAAATACCTATGAAAATGACACGAGGGACTGCTCGCGGCATGGGTGCTGCAACTAAGGGCGGCAGCTATTTAGAGTGCTAAGAGTAATTGTTTTAAGTTTGCTGTTAACAGGATGCACAGGCTTTACAGCAGATTGCCCTCTGAAGTTGGGGGAGCCTTTTTGTAGTTGGAGTAAGAAATGAAAAACAAATGGATCTGGATAGGGTTGGCATTGGTAATATTTATTGCTGTAATTTTCTACGGTGTAGATAAAGCGATGTGTACACCACCCTGCATTTAAATGAGCAAACAACTTACAGCTCAACAGAAGTCTACGCTGACTTGGCGTTGGACGGCGCTTATATTTTACCTATTAATTTGTTTCTATGACTTTCTGTTCTGCCCCGTGTGGTGGGGATTAAATAGGCCAGACATCTCCCAATTCATGGATATTATTAACGCTACGTCAGAGCCAATGGTTCAAATGGAGCTGATGAAAAAGCTGACTGGGCAGCACGAACCTTTTACGCTTTTGGGGGGAGGATTGTTTCACTTGGCATTTGGTGCTATACTTACAGGGTCAGCGTTTGCCAGTAAGGAATAACATGAGAAAAATTCTTTTATCTTTATTGTTTTTAATTTTTTTA